CCTCCTTTATATTTCAATATACTTATCACTTAGGAAAGTTTTAAAAGAAATCATTTCAAAATTAATGAAATTTTTATAAACAGATACTTCTTGCACTGTATAATATCTTCTATCATCGACATATAAATCTGTTTCTAATTTCCATAAGTTTTTAATGTCTTTTATATTCAATCTAATCTTTATTCTAAATATTGCAGAAACTTCTCGTTTCCATTCCTTTTTTTCACCCATATAACAATCTAGTACAATAGGGTTGCTTTCTATAACACCATCATACTCTTTGCCATTAATTGTTGTTTTAAATAATTTTGTTTTCTTTGTGTTTTTAATTCTTTCAATAGCACTTATAGATTCAAGTTTATCTAACTTTTTAGATTTAAAATTACAAAAAAGTAAATCTTGATAATCTTCTTCTGTTAAGTTTGTTTTTAGTTCCACAATTTCACCTCTCTTTACATAACTAAATATATTATATAATTGTATTTACAATATGTCAATACTATTTAAACAATTTAAAAAACTTTATTAGGTCTCGATAACAATCGGTTTTCTTAACATAAATTGTCTTGCCTAGTTCTTTTTCTCTTTCATCTTCTTGAATTAAAAGTTCTGTTAGTTTTTCTATAATTTCATCTATTAACACACTATCACCTTCTATTTATTCGTTTGGAAAGCCTTTTATTAGTTTTTGTTCCTTATCTCTGTTTTGTAGATAAAAGTTCATAATTTTGCGATAAGCACTTTCAAGTTCTTCATCATTCATTTCATAGTATTTAACGCTTGCAACGTGAATACCTCTATATCTCATACTCATTCTATCTATAAAGTCTATTTTTTGACATTTTCTATGATGTTTCTCGTATTCTCTCATATCATTGTTGTATATCGTAAATCTTTGTTTGCAATATTCACACTCAGTGATCCAACTACTTTCTTCTTGTGTTTCTATTTTAGAAAGATTCCTATTTAAGTGATATACAAGTGGTGGGTTATCGTAACCATTGTTAATATATTTGTCTAGTTCTTTATTTACTTCTTCGCAATCGTAATCTTTTAAGAATTTATGCCATTCAAGTATCTTTTTATCATCATAAACAAACATATTGTAGAAACTTTTAATTCTTTCAAACAATTCTCTAACTTCTTTTGTATCCATTCTTTTCCATCTCCTTTGCTTCTCTTTCCATTCTTTCAAACCATTCTTCTTCTGTTTCTTTCTTAGACTGATTATTTGTTTTTTCATTAAGATAGCTTTCAAACTTACTTCCAAACAAAGTTGATGGTCTAAGATATTGTTCCATATCACTATCTAGCCATTTGCTAGACTTATTATCAATAACTTTTTTAAAGTCATCTATCGTAAAGCCATCATTCAATCTAGCGTTTATATGTTTTTGTGTATCTTTACTATCCCATTTGTAAGATTTATGTGTTTTCAAGTTCAAATAATCAACTATTTCTTTTAATATATCTTTAGATATATTATTTTCTTTTAATATATTATTAGAAGATATATTATTCTCTTCACAATTTTCTAAATACCCCACTTTAGGATATTTAATACCCCTATTTAATAAATTAAATACCTCTGGATAGGGTGGTCTTTTTATTCGTATAATACGATTTACTATTTGCTTTCCTTTCTTAACATAGTCTACTTCCAAATAATTTTTTTCAACTAGCAAGTTTATAATTTGAGATACTCTTGATGGTGTTAAATTAAAGAATTTAGCAAAATAATTGTTACTAGCAAAACAGCCTCTTTCCTCATCTTCCAAACTTTCAATTTCAACAAGAATTACTTTTTCTTGTAAAGATAGTTCACTTGTTAGCCATATTTCTTTTGGTATCCAAATTCCTTTAAATTGTCTTTCTTCCATCTTATTCTCCTTTTTTGATTGGTTTTAAAACTATCTTATCTTCATATACTTCCATAGAAAAGTATCTATTGTGTTTATTAATAAACGCTTTAGGAATAATAACTCTATTTTTTTCTATGTCAGCAGTTTTTTGATAAATCAATATAGGTTTTTCTTCTTTCATTCTTTTACCTCCTTCTAATGTAATTCAAATATACCACTTATGTGGGAATAAGTCAATAACTTTTTAAATAAAAAAAACTAGGTTTACACCTAGTCTCTAGCCCAATATTGTAATATCAAGCAATTCATCGTCGATAGGATCTATATCGCTTTTTCTCTTTTCAAGTATTTTTTTTACATCTACTTCTTCTGAAAAAGGTATTTGTTCCATAATACTGAAAAGAAATATTATTCTTGTGTTCGATAAGTTTAGTCTTTTGTATTCGTGATAAAGTCTATCTAAAATTTTTCTTTTCGTTCCACTACTTGCATAATAATATTCTTGCAACTCTTTACAACCACACCCCTGTAGCCATCTCTCAAATGGCTCTGTTGCTAAAGTGAAACCATTCATTTTCCCTTATTATTTCTCCTTTCTAGAATCAGCCATATAATAATTCCGAGTATTCTAAATAAAAAGATGCCTATTTCTAATGTGATTATAACACAAAATATTAATTGTGTTTATTCTATATTTTCTCATTTTCACTTGCAACTAGACAAGTATTATATGTTTTGTTAAATAATGCCATCATTTCTATATAATCGTGATATAAAGGTAATTCATAAATGTTTTTACATATTTCGTTTATATCATTTATAACTTCTTGCATATTGTCTTTATTTCTTATTCTTTTAACTGTTTCTTCTATTTTTGCATAAATAGTAATTTCATTCATTATTACTCATCTACCTTAATCAAAACTTCTTTATTTAAACTATCTATCAAAGTATGCACATCATCAAACCAATCAAATAAATATATGCCTAATTCTTTATTGTAATAATCATTATCTTCAAATAGTTTCCATACTCTATTTTCATACATTATTGTTTTTGGTGGCTTTTTATCAGCAATCATTTGTAATAAATCTGCCATATTTGTTTTTATCCTTGCCATTATTACTCACCTTTGCTTTCTAATAAGGTATGTAATTTATCAAATCTTGCATTTATATCTTCTATAATTGCATTTCTTGTTTCATTTTTTTCATCAGTAAAATATTCTATTAATTTTTTTATATTTTTTACTACTTGTTCAACACTATATCTTTTTTCACTTGAATACTCATCTTTATTTTCATTTTCAATAATTCTTCTATAATCTTTTAAACTACAGGTTCCAAAAGCGTGACAATATCTACTATTTCCACTATATAATTCATATAATTCATTTATATAATCATCTATCCACTCATTTAAACCACTATGACTATCAATATAATTTTCATACAACCAACTATCATCTTCTATATAAAAATAAAATGATAATTTTCTACCCCATATAAATATACTTAAATAGATATTGTCAGTAATAAAATATTTATCTTTTAAATTTATATTTTCTTCATCAAGTTTCGTTAATACTTCTTTAAGATATTCTAATTCTTTGATAGTTTTTCTTGTTTCATAATCACTTGGTATTATACTTTCATATTCATAGCCACAATCTTTATATATTGCTTTATGATTATCTTCTAAATATTCTTTATATTCATTAGCATATTTTAATGCTTTATCTATTTTTTCTATTTCTTCTATATTCATACTTATTCTCCTTTGCTTTCTAAAATAATTGTAAAAGCATATTCTTCATTAATTGTTCCATATAATTTATTGCTATTTAATAATGCTTCTATTTGCTCTTTTGTTATTTGAAATTCACATCCACCATATAACCAGTCAATATCATCATCTTTTACATTTTTATCTAATATTTCAAAAGTTTCCATAACTATCCTCCTATTCTATTTAAAATGTATTCGTGTACTTCTTCACTTTGTTTTTCTAATTCTTCTATTTTGTTTTCTAAATCATTTATTCTTCTATCCTTTTTAATTATTGTATTTATTCCTAACAAAGTTCCAATTATACAAACTAATATAAATAATATAAAAAATATCTTGTCTATATCTTTCCCTTCCATTTACTTTTTTCTCCTTTTTTTAACAATTTAATGCTTCTTCCTGAATGTTCTATGTAAGATATATACCCTTTTTCTTTTAATTTTTGTAAGTATTCGTGAATTGTTTGGGTAGAACTTACGTTGTTTATTTCGCATAATTCTCGTATCGTTGGACTTATCTCGTGTTCTTTTATGTAATTTTTAATAGATTCTAACACCTTTGTTTGTTTTTCTGTCAAAATATTGTTATTCATCTATTTTTTCCTCTTCTTCTACTTCTTCTACTTTCTTAGGTCTTCCTCTTTTCTTTTTAGGTTTCCCTTCAAGTACTTCTTGTAACATTTCTTCTGTTAGTACTCTGTTTTTATATTCCGTATCTAGTTTCTTTTCAGATTTGCGTATTTCACTCCATAAAAACTGTCTTGTTTCGTTTCCTGCTAATTTAGATTTATGTGTTTGGTAAGTGTTCTCTATCTCGTGTTCATTATTTAAACTTCTTCGCATAACTCTTAGTTCGTGTATTCTTTCTATTATTCTGTACCCTTCTTCTTTTGTTAATTCTCTATTCTCTATCAAGTGATACCAATCACTTAACTCCGAATCAACTTTAGAAAGCTCAGTAGCTTGTGTATTTATCATTTCATCTATATCGTCAAGTATCTTTATTACACTTTCTATTCTTTGCAAAAGTAATTTGCTTCTCTTTGCTAATTCATTGCTATTTTCTTCCATAATTCGTCTTTTTGCCTTTCTGATAAATCTTTCTTATCGTATAATGCTCTTTTTAATTCTTTCCTTGAACTACTTGTTCCTTCTTTGTAGTATTTTTTAAATCTTGGAATTTGTTCTTTTTCAAACTCCAAAAAAGGTGTTGTTTTAATTTTCTCCATTTTTCTTTACACTCCTTCATTATCGTATTTGTACTCGATCCAGTATCTTTTATATTTAACCTTTTCTCCCCATCTATTAGTACTATGTACCCATTCATCATTAACATAGTATTCCTCTCTTAACACTCTTATGTAATGTTGCAAATCACAACAGCCTAAATCTGCTAATGCCTCTCTTGTAGTTATGCTACCAAAATCTCCTATATACTTTAATATTCTATCTTTCATCGTAACCTTTTCCATTTTTATTCTCCTTTATTTTCTAAATATTTATAACCATCTTTATATTTTTTAAACAAAGTAGTTGCTTTTATATGTACTAATTTATTTTTATCTTCTTCTAACCAACAATAACTATATAGTCCATCTAAATGCCCAAATATCACAACTGCATCTTCAAAATATAATTTGATGTTTTGATTTTCTGGTATTTCATATAATTTCTTTATCATTTTATTTCCTCTTTAAATGCCCTTATTTTGTGTTTTCTTTCTTTCTTGATAATTTATACTATCTTTGTTTTAATCTTCGTGTATTCCCCTTTAAAATTAGTTTTAGGGGTATATTAAACTATTCTTGCTACTTATCGTCCTTTCCTACTCTTATGCAGCAGTATAAAAATATCGCTATTATTACTCCTAATCCAATCTCTACCATTTTCTCCTCCTAATGAAAATCTCTTTCACTTATTCCATACTCTGAATATGGATCTTGTTCTCTTAATACATAATTCTCGTCTCTATCTTGTTCTAGTTCTCGTATTCTTCCTTCAAGAAATGCTATTCTATCATCTTTTTCGTCTATCATCTTTTTTAGTGTTTCTATTTCGTTTTTTAAACATATATTTTCTCGCAAAAGTTTAATCGCACTATCTTCGTTTTCACCTACTCTTCTTATGTAATCTTCTAAATCAATATCTTTCATTTCCTAATTCTCCTCTTTACTTTTTATTATTTTTCTTTTCATTATGTCTTTGAATTTTGCTTTTTCATCTTTATAGATTACTGTTCCACAATAGTCACATATTGTTTTTTCCATCTTAAATGCTATTATCATTTTTCTACCACACTTAGGACAAGGATATTTATGTTTTTGTCTTTCTCTTTCTACTGCTTGATACCATTTTGTATCTTGAGACCAGCCCCAATTGCTTTTCCCCATTCTTTTTTTACCTCCTTTATGCTACAAGGTTACCACACAACTGTTTGGTTTGTCAATACATAAAATTAATATTTTTACAAAATAAAAAAAGTAGGTGTAAACCTACTCTTTAAATCCTTGTTCTTCCATTTTTGATAGTGTGATACGCCCTATATTACCGTCTGCTTCTAGTCCATTTTGTTTTTGGAATGTTTTAACACAAGCCTCTGTATAGTCACCAAAGAAGTCTCCTTGTACTTTAGTGCAGAACCACGCATCTATCTTTTTAACGTTCTCTCCACTATCTCCTTTTGTAAACCAACCTCTTGGTGGTAAGAAACTTGGTGATGATTGTTTGTACTCTATAAACTTTAACTTTCCGTGAGAAGTCCAAGTTCTAGTGTTGTATCCTGCTTTCTTTCCAATGTTTCCTACTGCAGTTATTTGTACACCATCTTTCCATATTGGAGTACATTCTACTGCTAAACCATCTCCAATGTATACTCCTATGTGCCCATTCATCCATACAACTTCCCCTATTTCTATTTTGGAAAAATCTGTTGACTTAGATGTGCAATAGTCCATCATTCCATTTGCTGATACATCTGGTACTCCATTAGAACAATACTTTGCTCCTCCATAAGTTGCATTTACGTTTCCATTCCAACCCCATAGAATACCTTTGATAAGGTTGACACAATCAAACCCAAATGTATCACTAGATGCTGCTAGAATTAATTTCTTTCTATCTGCTCTTTTATTATAAGCATAGTTATTTGTGTATCTTTTCTTATTTGTACTATTTAAAGGAGCTCCAAAACAACCATATACATATAGTGTTTTGTAGTTAGTAGCAATTTTTTTACACATACTAACTAATTGCTCATTAGTCATTACTTTCGCCATTGTCTACCTCCTCATACACTGTTGGGTCATCTCCTACTACTTCTTGTGGCTTTCTAAGTTGATTTAAGTTCTTTATGAAGTCATAAGTACCACCTGCACATAAACCACTTAATGCTATTGCTAGTGAAATGTCTTTAGTCATAATCCATTGTATAAGAGCCATAATTGCCCCAATTAAGATGTTTTGTACTGGTATTAGATTATTATTGATGAACTTACTTTTCTTTGAAATTACCCCTAATATTAACGTCACAAGTACTGTTACAAGTTGCATTATTGTTTCAAATTCCATTTTTATCTCCTCCTTTTAATTAATTTTATTATAATACAAATGTTTTATTTAAGCAAAAAGACACTTATGATTAACATAAGTGCCAGTGTAAAGAAAAGAATAAAGGGAGTTGAGAAATGAATAAATCAACCCCTACTAAATTATATCTTATTTTTTAAATTTTGACAAAAAAATAAAGGAACAGCTAATGCTGCTCCAAACAAAGGGGTTTTTTTGTTCTTAATTACGAGGTGAAGTGTAATTAAAAATCAAATAGTTATTCTAATGATTACGATTACGAGTTGTAGCTTTTCACTACATATTAATTCTAACACATATTATTTGTATTGTCAAATGTTTTTATCTAATCTATTCTCCAAGCACATCTCATAACTCTATCGCTACAATCAAATGTATCTACTATAACCCCATCTATAATAGCAGTTATGTGGTTATCCATAGTGCAAGCATACCTTCCGTAAGGATGTTCTTTTGCAAACTCTCCAATTGTTTTAGAATAATGACATTCTCTAGGATATCTATCATCTAAATAATCCTCTACAAATGGTACATTATCAAACATATAACCATCTTTTGCTGCTAAATAGCTTAATTCATCATTCACTTCTTCCCAACTTCTATTAGTTAGTACAGACACGCAACGGATCACGCAATCTTCAATATGTCTACCCATTGGGTTAGCATTGTAATAATAAAAACTCATATTACATCATACTTTGTTGCAATGCTTCTCTTAACATTTGTTTTTGTTGAGGTGTTTCAGCAGTTTCAAAAAGATACTTAGTAAAGTCTTTTAAAGATTCTGTCATATACCTATATGCTTCATTGCTTTCTTTTCCAGCACCATATCTTGAACGACTATCTTCATATCTTCCATATTCTTGATACATTCTATCTAAATGGTCATCTCCTCTATATCTTGAATCTCTTCCTCTTCTTCCGTAAGAACTATCTTCATATTCTCCATAACCATCGCTGTATCCTTCTCCGTAAGCTCCTCTACTTGGTACTCTTCCATTATAGTTTCCATAGTTTGCCCCATAATTTCCATAATTTCCTCTTCCATAATTTCCGTACATATTTATATTCTCCTTTCTTTTCCAATATTCTTCATTGGATATGTCTTTGTGTATATCGACAAGCCCACCTAATATCTCTAAATCATCGGTATTAAGTTCTTTGTCTATATACGTTTTCATTATTTCCTCTGTTTTCTTTTTGACATCTTGCATTATGTCTTGTTTTTCTTCTTTTACTTCCTTAGTTTCTTCTTCCATACACTACCTCCTTTCTTTGAGTAGTTGTATTATTTCTTTTTGATTTTTAAGTATTGTTTCTAAATATTCTTTGTCTTGTTTTTGTAATTCTTGCATTAAATCGGTGTTATTGTAGTCCTGTATCAGTAAAATGACACTATACAATTGCAAGATTAAAGATGTTGTATCTAAATTGTTTCTCATTTAAAATCTAACAGGCTCAATAATAATATTTGCATTTTTAATGCTAGGTGCTACAGTTTCAACTGCTGGTATTACACCACTTATAGCAGGTACACTGCCTATTGTTAAAGTTACATTTTCTTTAGGACATAAACTTATTCTTTTCTTAATTGTTATGTTAGTGTATTCTCCAACAACAACTGTTGCATTTGCACTAGCACCGACTACTCTTGACCCATTTTCTTTTAATGCTATTTCAACAGGACCAGCAGTTTCTCCACTTACATTACCCGTAAATGTAATGTCATAGACATTTGCTTGATTGCAATTACCACTCCCTAAAATAGTGTATTGGCTTGTACCTTCTGTATGATTTAGCCAACCTCTACAAGTGGCACTTCTTGTTCTTAATTCATCATTGGCAAATACAATATCACTTGTGTTTGTTTCTAATATTTGTATTGCATCATTTGTACTTTGTATCATCGTTTATCTTTCTCCTTTCAATTTGGTCGATTTTGACCTATTTAAAATAAAAGAGAATAGAACTATGCCTATTCTCTATGGTACCGACATTTGTGTCGGCACCCTTTAGCAAGTTCTCGTAATCGAGTTTGTAGTAATCTACTCTATGCTATTAAATAAATTGACTTGTTGTGTTGTATCCACACCCACAACCATTATTGTTGCAAGTGAAGATAGGTGTTCTTCCATATACTGGTGTGCTAGGTACAGGACAGTTAGCAAGTCTGTTGTATAATGCGTCTACTTCATTAGCAAATCCTTGTGAAATAAATGCGTTTTGAGCTGCTTGACTTGCTCTTAAATCAGCCATATCTAATTGTCTTTGAAGGTCAAGTATCTTTTCATTCTTAGCGTCTATCTTATCGTTGCATAATTGATCCAATATACGTTGAGTGTTTGCAGTTTGGTTGATTAATACATCTTTTAGTCCATCTGCTAATGCTGCTCTATCAGCACAATTTTCACTTAAAATAGTTGAGTTTAGATTTGCAGTTGCAAGTCTGTTATCGCAGCAGCATTGTGCTAATTGACTACCTAAAGTATTGAAACCTTGTAATGTAGAAATTTGTGAGTTAAATGCTTGATTCATATTTGCTATTTGTCTTGCATTTTCAGCTATTTCTGCACTAGAGAAACCACTATTTACGGCTTGTACTACATCTGCTGTGCTATTACACAACTGATTAGATATTCCGTAAACTCCATCTCTTACACCTTCGATTTGGTTGCTTAGATGTAATGTGTCGAAACCATTGTTAGTGTTGTTGTTTATTCCTTGTTGTCCTGTTAATAACCACGGAAATTCATACATCATTCCGTTGTTACCTCCAAAACCTCCAAACAAACCTCCATTTCCTAACATTCCTAGAGCAACAAGACCTATTATCCATTCGCCCATAGAACCTCCCCAACCATTGTTATTTCCATTTCCTGAAACATCAAATGTGGGGATAACTCCTTGTGATCCATTCATAGTTTTTTTTCTCCTTTCGTAATATTTTTCTATATCAAACACTATTTTTTAGTGTCGATACCTAATTGATTTTGTACTTCACTCAACACTTCTTTAGGAAAACCCATTTGCTGAGCTATACTATAATAATTTTGCATTTGTTGAGGTGTATAATTGCCTATTGTTTGTTTTAACAACCCCATATAATCACCTTGATTTTGGTTTACTTGACTTAGCATTTGAAACATTTGAGGGTTTCTCATTCTTAATTGGTTCATCAAGCTGTTTACTCTCATATCCATCGCTTGTTTCATTATGTTGTTGTTCATAAGTATTCATCTCCTTAATTTGACTATTTAATTGATATATTTGAGATTTTAAATCTTCAATAATTAAGTCTTTTTCATCTTTTGGTTTAATTTCTTTTAATTCAAAAGTTCTTATTTCTCCCTTTGCATTTTTTATCCATAATGTTGTGTAATTGTTATTAACAAAAGGTGTATCAGTAATTGCAAGTTCTCTTTGCACATCATCAACACTATTAACAACCTTTATTCCACTATTGTTTTGTGGAGCAAGTTGAAATGTTTGATTTATACTCGTAGGCTGTTGTTGAGTTTGTTGCATTTGAGAGTTTTTCATTCTTTCTTTCATTTGTTGTAAGTTATTTATTTCGTTGTCTATTTGTTCATACATACTTTGTTGACTTATCATATTGTTAAAAGGTCTTACATAAGGGTTATTATTTCCATACATTATCTATCAACTCCTAAATAAAAATGAAAAAGAGAAAATACTTTCAGTAACTTTTCAAATTGTGTTTTAAACAACTCTAATAAGTAGTATTTCCTCCTTTCCACCTTTATTAAACTACAAAAAAAGAAGCCATAAATTTCGGCTTCTTACCTTAAAAATGTCACTTTTTTGCATAAAAAAAGAAGGTAACTAAATTACCTTCATTATTTTTTTCTTAATCTTTTTTATTTCTCTATTTATAGTTGATTCACTACAACTCTCTAACATAGCCATTTTGGTAATAGAGTATTCTCTTAGCCTATACTCAAATATTCTTTCTTGCATTTCACTAAGATATATTTTTGACTTGATGTCTTCTACTTCTTGTTTTGTAAAATCAAATCGTAGCATTATTTCTTAACGTATTTCCCACAATTACGGCATTTTTTTACATATTCTACTTTTACTTTTTTTCTTGTTCTTCTAATTGCCTTTGCCATAATTTATCTCTCCATTATTACAACTATCACCAACACAAGCATTACCACCTTCACCTGTATCTGCAATCTCTTCGACTTCAACATAATCAGTAGTATTTATATAGTAAATAAATGCTCCTATCGTTGCAAACCACATACATAAAACCACAATTAAAGCAACAAATAACCTTTTGTTAGCTGCTTTGTAATCGTATAGAACTTCCATCGCCCAACTATGTTCTTTTACTTCATTCAATTCTTTTTTCAATTCTTCAACCTCTTCTCTCACTCTATCACACCTTTTTATTTCTTTGTTCTCTTATGATATATAGCAATATGATTATTAATTGCTTCTTCTATTTGCTCTTTAACTTCTTTGTCATAATTATCTAGTTTAGTTAATATTTTTTGTACATTTTTATCAAGTTGGTCTAATCTAAAGTTTATTAAAGACAAGTTGTTCTCTTTGCTATTTTGTACTGCTTTGTCTTTTCTATTCAAAGCAAAGTTGATAACTGTAATTACGACACTAATTATACTTATTGCTAAGGCAATTGTCAACTCCATATATTGTTACCTCCTTTGCTTAGTATTTTCCTATTTCACTTAGATTATATACTATTTTTTTATTTTTGTAAAATTACTTTGTTGTTTCTTCATTTTCTCGTATTTCTTTTTGTAAAATAAATATCTTAATTTTTGCCCATTATATTTTGCATAAATCATTTTTCTTTCAATTTTAAACAATTCGTTCATTTGTCTTTATTTATTTGAATTAATGCCATTAACACTATTCCAAATAATCCTCCTAATATGAAATTTAACATATTATTTCTCCTTTATACTGCAACATAATTAATATTGATTGCTGCACACTTATAAGTTCCAACATTATTATGGTCAACAACTATTGTTGTACCATCTGAGCCAAAATAACAATATCCTATTCCTTTAACATTCCAATCACTTGTTCCTAAACCACAAAACGTGAAATTACTTTGTTGTACTATAGGTTTATGTTTCAAAAGAAACACTGTTGAATTAAAATTGCCAAATGCGTTATTTGCAATAACATCTATTGTTCCAATATAGTGTTTTCCTATTCTTACAACGTTAAATCTTTGAATTGTAAAGCCACTACTTTCAGTTAAGAAATCTGCTTTATCTACAATATCATAGTTTCCAGTAGCATATTTTTGTGTTCCACTTGGTAAAGATGATACTTCTGTTTCACAATCCATTGTTATTTTTCCATAAACATCTGCATTTCTTAATTTATTAAAATTAATAATAGAACAAGTTGGACTATCTGAAGCGTTTACTGGTTTTATATAAACTTCTATTTTATTACTATTTGTCACAATTGCTACTAATCTACTACCTAAATTATAATTATCTGAAAAGGCTAAATATTTAAAACTTACAACAGAAATATCTGTACTTTGATTATTTTTATATACATATAATTCACATAAAGAGTGTTGAGTAGAATATTGTGTTCCACAAACATTAAACAAAACAGAAGAGCATTTCCAAAGTGCTGGCATTTCTAAAGAAAATAATCTTAAATATTTTGTGGTGTCAGGTGTTTCTTTTGTATATCCAAATGTGGCATTTCTTGCTACTTCTGTTGCATTCATTAATCCTTGCATAGTATTATTATAAGATATTAACATTGGTTCATTTGATACTGTTGCAGTTGGAAATATAGCAAAGTTAGGTTGCCCACTTGTTATCGTATAAGTAACTGTTCTAGTGTATATTTTATCTCTAACTATTACTTGTACATTATATGCTTTTTGATAGTTAAATAACTCTGTTGTACTTCCATTTGTTAATGTGTAATTTGATACTGTATATGTATTACCACTTATTGTAATGTTGCTTGATGGTACAGTGTATTCTGCACTATAAGAACTTGCAGTAGTTTCTTTATATCTCCATTTAATTGTTAATGTATTTGCAACTGTTCCAAAATTATCATTCCAATAGTTACCTGTAAATGAGTTTATTCTTACATTTGGCTCTGTTTGTAATATTCTTTTAATATTTGCATTTGTATCTGCAGTTAGTGTTACATAATCTTTAAATGTTACAGGAATTTGGCTAGTAGTTATATACGTTGTGTATCCTCTGCTATCTGTTGCTCCTGGATATATTTTTGATACGCTTACATTGTTTATTGTAAAAGTAGAAGTTACATTGCCACCAACTGTATTACTACTTAATACTACTTTATTTGTTCCACTATAATACCATAAGAATATTTTTTTAAGTGTTGAAGAACTACGACTATTTGCAGTTACTCTAATTGTTGCAGTAGTAACACCTTTTATAATAGTTGTATTATTTGCAAGACTTGATGTAGTACTATCCACAGACCAAGATACTGACGTTACTTGTGGGTTTACGTTGCTCTCTACTGCATTTGCAGTAAAGTTTAATGTTGATGAAGAACCTATTTGAGTACTACCACTATAAGTAGTTGTTGTTATAGTTCCTGTTCCATTTTTTGAATTTGGTATTTGAGCATACATATTACTTGCAAATTGACTTGTATTTATTACTTGGCTATCTCCTACATTTGTATAAGTCTTTGTATAACTCCCAAAAGTTAAAACTACTGTATGTGTAAATGATGTACTTTTTCTATTTGTATTTAATGTTATAGAACTTCCTATATTGAAGTTAGTATTTGACAATGATGGTGTACTTGCTCTTGGTATTGTTGGAAGTCCTGTTAGATTTCCACTTACACTTGCATCACCTAACGTCCACGGAGTATCAATTAAAGCACTATATGCAGTACTTGGGAATGTTCCATCACTATTATGTGTTACTGTGACTGATTTAGTTCCTATCAATAATGACGCATTTTTCCCTATTGAAGTAAATGTCCCGACACTTGAATTATTAATATAACCAGTTGAAGTTGCACCACTTCCACTATATCCATCTAAACTTTGCATATATAAAGAATAAGTTATAGTTGTTTGATTATTTGCTACGCTTTGAGTGTAATCATAATATAGATTTAATTTAAAGTGCGTTCCATTTCTTCCATTAAAGTTAGCACTATTTAATAATGTTGCCATTTATATCACCTACCCTAAATAGAAGAACCCTATTCCAGTTCCATATGTGCTATCTGTTATCTGTTCTATTCTCCAATTTGAAAGACCTAAATATCTTGTTAAATATAGATTTGCTACTCTAACAAGTGCCTCTTGTTGTATGCTATCATATCCTGCAAATAACAACTCTGCTGTTGAACTTCCACTTGTATCATTTACTGTTATTCCTGTTTGATTTACTGTACTTGAAGTATTTGCTCCACTTTTTTCATAGTGCATACCATCTTCATCAAATGTTGCACTTGTTGTTTTTACATAAGATACTTCTGTTCCATCTGCTGCTACACCACTTGCTATTTGTTGTATCTCTGTTTTTGTATATGTATTTGTTTGAATTTGCCTTACTAATTCTTGTAATGCAGTTATATCATCTGTACTTGCTATATCATCAAATTTTGCAAGTAATTCTTGATAGTTGTTATCTACCTGATTTTCAACTTGACTTACTGTAGAAGATATTTCTTCGGTATTAACTTCTAGTTCTGACACTTTTTGTCCTTGCTCTCCTACTTCTTCTGTCAAAATATTAACTCTACCTTCTACGTTATTAACTGTTGTTTGAACTCTTCTTACAATTTGTTCTTCTGTACCACCTACAACATTTGTTGTTACTTCTTGCTGTTTTGTTGGTATTTTTGTTTCTACTTTTGACATTATAGTCATTTCATAAGTAATTGTATTATTGTTTAATGTTTCGTATGTTGCTTCCCCTAATGTATATGCAATATGATCCCAAGAATCTAAACTAATGTCTCCATAGTTTTCACATTTTAGAGACCATATTACTGTTCCTTCTATTGAATTGTATATGTTTTCGACAACTGTTTCGTCTACAACAAAAGGGTTTTCTTGCCTTATGTATAGTGTATTAGATGTATCATCTCCAAAAGTAAAGTTCCTAATTGCGTCAAAGTAAACAACTTTTGAAACTTCAAACTTTTCTCCTAATTCCCAAGATTTACTCCTTAAAGCATTAATTGTTACTGCAGGAGGAGATTTTAAAGGAACTAAAGTTAATTCTCCATTTCTATTCATTTTTGCGTTGCAGCCTTTTAATTCTGCAATATAACTTATCCATCTTTTACCACTTATAGTATTGTCGTAAGTTCCAATTTCGACATCTCCGTTTATAGTTGGATAATCTCCTAATGTAATACCGTAATGGTTGCATATCCAAATTAATAAGTTATCTATTGTTATTTTATCATCTACTAAAGCTGACGAATAATCTAAATTTGTTGCAAATTTTATTGCATAGTCTAAACAATCTATTTTGGAACTTTTGTAATAATCTTCTGGTGATTCATCTATTATGTACTTCCCTATTGGTACTTCAACCCAATTACCTTCTACATACTGGCTTATATATAGTTCTACATTTGTTCCACTTTCGGTATTAATGCCGTCTAGATTTTTAAATTGTATTGTTAATTTTTGAGATATAAACGTTCCTATATAAAATGTCTCTTTGTCTCCATCAACAATTGGGGAAGAAATAGTGATAGAAGAAATTTGAGACACAGGTATTGTTTCTTCTCCAATTATTAATCTGCATCTATATAAAGAACTACCTGAATAGCATCTTTCTCTAAATGCTTGATTTACGTTATATGCCACTTTCTATCACTACTCCTCTACAAAGGTTACAGTAAATGCTTCCTCTATTGTTCTCCAATTATTATCACTATCTCTTACAACTCTGAATGTGTTGAATTGTTTGTCACTAGCATACACTTTATGTACACTTCTTTGTAATGTTTTTTTATCTATTAGTTCTATATATACCCATTCATTACTAATTGCATTAAGTATAAATGCTAAATCGTTATCGCTTAATACTGAATATCCTACTTCTATATCATAAACATCGTGTCTTACTCTATTTCTATGAGTATATCCTTGCAAATCCGTAAATGGATCTTTATCTACATCGTGTAATGTTATACCAATAGAGGATGGAGTAGGAAAGTTTTGTAAAGTATTTGCTGTATTTCCAAGCCTTATGTAATTTTCGTATTTTGCATAATTAATTACTTCCATTTTATCCCTCCTACTTTATTATAACCCATATTGTCTATTTCTCGAAATTTGTTTAAATTTTATAAAATCTAACATTCCTTCTGTGTCACCTTGTGCAATTATATTTACGTTTGTATCTTTATTTACAGCAGACATTCCTCTTGCTACTGCAATTGTCATTTGGTCTAGTATTTGGTCGTTATTCATTACTGCTGTCGAACTACCTATTTTACCTACTAATTCAGGGCCTTTTTCTCTTGCCATAAATAACTCACCTTGTGATGGGAAACCTCCATTTGCATAGGCTTTCATTGGTCTCCATATTCCACTTGAATATAAACCTCCTGTTGCTTTAGTAGCAACACTATATCTAGTATTTGAAAAATTATCTAAAGTTTTTTTAGCTCCACTTGTATCTACAGTTAGTCTAGCATTAATTTTCATACCATTATAGAGGTCTCTAAAGTCCTTTAATTCTAACTTTGCCTTCTTATCATCTACTGTTGCTTCATAAGCTACACTATATTTTTTCTCTGTAGGTTTGGTATAAGCAGCAATTATTTCTTCTGCCGTTTTATTAGATAACTCTGCTGTTTCTTTTTGAGCTTCTTCAAGTGTTTTACCCTGATAAGTTGTAAATTCTTTTGTTAATCTTTCAATCTCTTCGGTATTACCCTCAGCCATTGCACGTTGTAAATCATCCCATCTTTTAACTACTTCTTGGTTATCTTCATATTCTTTACCTAATTCTTCAACCTTTTTCTTATGATTTTCTGTTTCTGTAGTTATTCTACCATAAGCTATTTCTGCAGCTCTAGATCCTTCTCCATACTTGTCTACCATATTTTTATAATTTTCTGCTAGTTCTTGTATCTTCTTTTTGTAACGTTCGTTTTCTTCTGTTACACTTCTTGTATATTCTTTTGTTTTCTTAACCGATTCATTATATTCATCTTGGAACGCATTTTGGATAGCTTCTGCTTTTTTAATTGCTATTAATTTATTAATTTCTGTTTGTAAGTTTTTAGTACTTCCTACTTCTTCACCATTTTTTGTTATTTTTCCATCTTGCATTTCTAAATTAAGACCATAGGCTTTATTTAAGTCATTAATTATTTGTTGTACTAATTCTTCGTTTCCTTCTATAACTTTTCCATTTGCATCAACTAATTCACCTAGTTTATCGACTTTTGATTGAAGAGTTGCTTGTTCATCTAAACTTGTTATTAAATTATTTCTAGTACTTTCATCAAGATTAGCAATGCTTTCTCCATAAAGGTCGGTTAATCTTTTTGCTTCACTTACTTTTTCATTGTAATCTAAGAATCCCCATACTAAAGAAGCTAAACCTCCAACAACTCCTCCAATAATTGCTGCTTGTGGTCCTAATGTTTGCCCTAATAAAGCAAAGCCTGCTATCGCTCCACCTAAAGCTCCTGTTGCAGTTCCTCCAAGAAGTTCTAATACTCCTAAAACTTTATTACCACTTTCAAATATCTGTTCAAATCCTGCACTAACTCCTGATTTTCCTAAATCTATTGATAGAAAAGCCATTAATGAAATTTTAAGTTTATCCATAACTCCTAATTGCTGTCTCCATAAGTCTAAACTCATCATAAGAGTTACTTTGTTTCCCCAGCCACCAATTATTGCTTTACCTAATTTTGTAAAAGGGTTTATTAAGTTTTTAATAGTTTTTGCTAAGCCTGAATTACCAAGTGTTGTAATAAGTGTTTTACCTATAGACCAAATGCTTTTAAATGTTTTTACAATTCCTATTCCTACTAATAGTTTTCCAGCTGCATTTAGTTTCATAAAACTTCCCCACATATTAGAAAGAGTTTTACCTATTCCTTGATATTCCCAACTTATATTACCTGTTAATGGATCTATTACTTTAGTGAAACCAAGCCAGTCCATAATGGAATCTCTTATTTCTGTTGCTTTGTTACTTATTTTATCTAAATGAAGGTCGTATTCTCCTAATTTTTCAAGTAAAGTAGTATCTATGCCTCCTAAGCCACCTACTCCACCTCCACTTATAGAGCCTCCTCCACCACTTGTTCCTGTTGTTGGTGTTTTTATTACATTTAATTTATCAAAACCTCTTAAACTCTTTTGAGCCTCTTTTGCTGCTTTTCCAGCACTTGCTGCACTATCTCCTATATCGTCAAAACCTGTTGCTACATCGCCTAAATCTATTGCTACAGTGCCAAATTCATCTGCAAAAGACGAAGCATCTATTCCAAATAACGATAACAATGAAGACAATAAAACATTAACTGCCATCATCACTCCGTTTATTAGAGGTAATATTGTTTTAAGAATAGGTATTAAAAAGCCACCTAATAGCCTTCCTGTTTCACTAATTTGACTTTTAAATATTTCGTATTGATTTGCGACACTATTTCAATTTTGTTAATCTATATATTGCTATATAGTTCAGACTATATCTTAACCTTCACCATTATGTGTTAAGGTTGTTAGCACTTCGAGAAGTTCTAATCTCTTCCCTACTCTACTCACTACATATTAATATGTGTTTTCGATAGTCGTTGCACTTTCCTTTTTTCCCTTAAAGGCTTAGCACAGGATAGTCTTACTTTTCTTCACGTTCCCAATAAAAACCATTATATTTTTTGTTCTTGTAAAGTCGCAAGATTTCCCCTGTTAGCAAAAGTATTAATAAGCCATTTCCTGCTTAAATAACATAGTTATTACTTTTACACCGTTTTTGAATACGTTCACTAACTTTTTATAAAAATGATTTCTCATTTTGACAGCTATTTTGTCAACCGTCCTTGCCATATCTCCGTTTGCAGAAGACATCTGATTTGCCATTGTAATATACATTAAAATAGATTTTTCTGCTCTTGTCATTGAAGATACTGTTTTATCTATTCCTAGATTTAATGCTTGCTGTTGCATACCTGCTATTGTTACATCTATACCATAAGCTCTTACTGCTCTTGTATTACCAGCCATTGCAGAAGCATATCTTCCCATAACTTTATCTAGAGAATCACCTGTTATTGATTTAGTATCTATTGACAATTTAAGCAAGTTTTCTGCTAATCTATTTGCTATTTTATCGTCCATATCTAGAGCATTACCAAATTGCCTAAATACTGCTAATTGTCTTGTTAAACCTGCAGGGTCATATCCTACTGTCTTTTCTAGTGTATCTAGTAGTTTTAAACCACTTTCACTAGAGTTGTTGTATGCTTGGTCTAAAAAGTTTAAGTTTTCTATATATTCTGCTTGCTTAGATGAAGCTTTTGATAATGAACTTACTGTATTATTTATCGTTCCTAGCCATCCTGCTATTGCAGACTTTTTAAAAATGTTTTCTGCAGTTTTAAATAAGTCTCTAGTTCTATTTAAGTTTTTAGATATTTTAACAAGAGATGGAGGTGTTTTTTCTATTTCTTTGTTTAAATTGCCCCAAGCCTTTGCTGCTTCTTCTGCTCCAGTTTCTACTAAAACACCTATCTTTTTATTTGCCATATTTTTCTCCTTTCTATACTAGTCTTGCCCAATTGTTAAATTCTTCTTGAACTAGTATATTTTTTTCTTGTTTTGTTAATTGTTTCTTTTCTTCTTTTGGCTCTTCTGTTGTTTTGTACATTTCATCGTAACTAGGATATTCAATTTGAGCATTTTTGCCAAAAGTTTTTATTATTGCAATTTGAGTACCTAAACTTTGCGAATTTCCATTAAGCCACGCATTGTATTTCATATTTTCTGCTTCGTACTCTCTTTTCTTTAAATAAAAAGTTCGATATGCCCAATACAATTGGGGATCATTTTCCCAAAAGTCTGTACTAGACATACCGAACATTATAGCACTTGGAAATAACTCATTAAAATAGAACTCTGTCAAGCTACTATATTCAGTTTCATTACTTTCTTCTATTCCGTTGGTCTTAGTGCTGCCAATTTTTTTACGTTTGTATTCTCTACTCTATTACGATTTGCATCATTTACCATTTGGTCTTCTAACCTAGTAACTTGGTCTTGTGTATATATTTCACAAGCTCTTTCAAAAAGTTCACTTGCTTTGCTGTAAGGCAATTTGTGATTTGTTCTAAGTAAGATCCAAAATAGTTTTTTATAACTTTCTAACGCATCTTTTTCCGAAGCTGTTAATTTTTCTACATCTTCAAATGGATCAGTTTCATCGTTAATTTCTACTTCTTCTTCGTTAATCTTGTTGTATATTTCTTGCATTTCATCTAACTTAGATAGTTCCTTTTTGCTGTATTTTTCCCAAGCAAGAATACCTACTCTATTTAGAAATAAAGTATATTCTACTCCATCAATTTCAATTGTTTCTTGACTAAATTCTTTCATTTTATTATCTCCTTATTCTTTACTTATTTTTATTATGGTGTTACTGCTGCTTCTACTGTTACTGCAATAGTTCTGTATGAAGTTGCTTCTCCAGTAGCACTTGTTGCAAGTCTTATTAATGTATTACCTGCTGCTACACCGGTAATTGTTAATGTTCCATTGTTATAAGTTGCTGTTGCAATTGTATTAGCGTCAGTAGTTGCTGTTACTGTTGCTCCTAAAGAAGTTTCAATTGTCATAACTTTGCTTTCAGTACCAACTAAAGTTATATCTTCAAGTGGTGTAGTTATAATTGCTGTATTCTTTACTAAATCTCTAATATCTGTGATTGGTTGTTCATCAGCATCAGAAACTGTAATATACATTTCACCTTGTTCAATTCCGTTTACTTCTACTCCAGTTCTTCCGTAAACCATTGTACCATTAAACTTTTCACCTGTTTTATCTGCGTTCATTTCCATAAATGATAGATGTCTTCCATAGAATTTACTTAATTGAATTAAGTTGTCTCTATGATAATTGAAAGTGTAAGTTTTTTGGTCGTTTGTTTGTAGTCCTTCTACTTGTGTAACTGCATTATCTGTTAAAACAGTTTTTTCAACTGTAGCTGGAGCTGTTCTTGTTGCTGGTAAGTTTGATGTAGGTATTAATAACATATACTTTCCATCAGTATCTTGTACCATTAAACAAGCTCCTTTTGATAAAATACCTTTATCTGTATAATATCTTGTCATTTTTATTCCTCCTATCTAAAAATATAAACTATTATTCCAACTTGCAAGATTTCCTGTAAATATTATTTCTTGCCTAAACACTGATTTATCAAGATTATCAGTTCGCCTACTGCTACTTCTATCAAAACCTATCATATTAAAAAAGTGATATGTTAATTCTTTTAATTCATTCATAACTTGAAGTTCTTGATATTTAACACCATCTACTATAACAGGTTTAACATATATACTTACTCTATATGTTAATCTTGAAACATATTCAGTTCTATCTGTAGTTTTACCACTAATGTTGTCTGAGTTATTTATTTCTGCCATTACTATTGTAGGAAATTTTGTCGATGATTTGGGTGTCATAGGAACTATTAGCATATCCTTAAACTTTGACTTTTCTAGCATATACTTTTTATATTCTAAAAATAAATCTGTTTCTATCATAAGCTACCTCCTATTAAATTAATGAAATAATCATTTACCCATTTATCTATATTTTTTTCAATTTCTTCTTTTAATTGAAAGTAAATATATTTTCCTTCTTGCCCCATCGTATGCACAGCGTGAGTTCCATTTTTCCATTCCCAGCCTTCTCTATAATCTCTTTTGGGGTTAGCCATATATTCCCATTCATCTCCTGTATTTTTAGAACTTTCTGCTCCTACAAGCCCAGTTCCATACTCTACAAGTTCTGCAAGAGAAAGTTCGATAGGATAAAATTGCTTAGCATAGTCTGAAAAGAACGTGTCAGAACTTGGTATATCTATTGTAGAATCATTGTACAAATATATATAACCCTTTCCTATTTCGTCTTGGCAACCTTCCAAGTATTCTCCTGCTCTTTCGATTTCAGAAACGTTTTCCTTTTCTATAATCAAAGTAAGAAGTTCTCGACATTTATCTAAAAGGTATTTATGAAAATCATCACTAGAAAATGCTTTTTCAATCTTTTCTAGAGTTTTTATATAATTCTTAATACCTTCCTCAGACAATTCTATTGTATATATTGTATTATTCATTATTTATTTTGTTATCTTTTACAAGTGGTTTATTTTCTTTTACTAATTCCCATCCTATCATTAAATAGTTAGAAACTAGGTTTTCAGGTACTTCTTTTTCAATTATTTTACCTTCAACATTTCTTGTTTTAATTTTTACGTTTTTCATAGTTTCCTCCTTATTTTTGTTCGTTTACTAACTTAGATATATACACTCTTATAGATGTATTTTGGTTTCTAACACCTACTATTTTATAGTCTGCATTATCACCATTTGTTAGTTCACCATCAGGAGTGCTATTTATATAAACTAAGTCAAATTCTTTAAATTTGCCTTTATATTTTTTCATTTCAGTTATTGATATTACTTTTGTACTACTTACTTTTTCCCCAAACTCCATTATGTCGCTTGTTTCACTAAGTGTTTGTACATTAAGAAAATACTTTTGAGGCTCTTCATAAATAGGTATTTGATTGCCATTTTCATCGAAATCTTCTCCCAACTTCTTAGCAATCCATATTTTTGATTTAACTTTATGTATTGGTTGACTATTAACGTTATACATTAAGCACCATCTTCTTCCTCTTCTTCCTCTTCTTCATCTTTTTGTATTCTTTTAGGAACACCAACGTGAGAATTAATCTTATTCATTAAAGAATTTGATAACCCATCACTTAACTTAGACCAAGATAAAGAGTTTTCTGAATAGTTTGTAATACCTTGTTTATCTGCCATATTATATAGTTCTACGCAACATCTTAACTGCCAGTTATAATATGCTCTTGGTACTAGCACATCTGTGAAATCATCAATAAAAGGGTATAATGTTTCAAGCAGAATATTTTTACTATCTTCTAGCAAGTCGTTAAGAACTATTCCATAATTCTCTTCCGTTTCAAAAATGTCCTCATCGTAAGGTATTTTTGTTTTTAACTTTTCTAGTTGTTCTTGTAATTCTTCTTCTGTCATTCATTACACCCTCTTTTTTGATTATTTTTTCTTAACTGGTTTTGCTTCATCAGGTTGAGTTTCAGGAACTTCATCTTCCTTTTTTTCTTCTCCCTCTACAGGTTGAGTTTCAGGAACTTTTTTAAGTTCTTCATTCTCTAGTTCTAATTCAGCAATTTTATTTTTTAGTTCTTCTATTTGAGAAACTAATTTTTCATTTTCTTCTCTTAAAGCTTTTACTTCTTCGCTTTCGTTCTTTTGTTTTTCTAGTTTAAGTTTTGCTTGTTCAATCATATATCTGACATTTAATCTTCTTACTAGTTCATCGTAGGTATATTTACGTTGCCCATCGACTTCAATGAAGTCATTTTCATCAACTTTCATTTGACCTTCAATTCCAAAAGTAACTTTATAAGCTTTATCTCCTCTTACTTGGTATCCTTTTCCATCTACTATTAGGTACATAATATACCTCCTATCCGTTTGATATTAATGCTGCAATATAAACATTTTTAGGATTATATACAAGTTCCCAGTTTTCAGGATTTGCTAATTGTGCATCTGTTGGAGATACTGGTAAGTTAGACATTGAGAAACTAAATCCATAAGGATGAATTGTTTGTCTATAACGAGTGTATAGTTTATCTATTCCACCTTTTTTAGCTGGATCTCTTGTTATTTCACTAGGTTTATCTACTGGAGCATCTGCAGTTCCTAAAGATCCTCTTCCTAATACATAAGTTATATAAGCCTGTGCTGCTTCTTCTGTTCCGTGTGGAAGTTTAGTTCCCTCATCACAAATTAATACTAATAAGTTTCCATTTCTTCCAACTCTAACATCTCTTTCTTGTCCGTTAGCATCGTTGTATTTGAAATATTCAAGTACATTAAATTGAGATAATCTATTAGCAACATCTGAGTGCATAATTGCTAAAGCATAATCATCAGCAGCATCTCCATTAGCTTGAACTGCTAAGTCTCTTAATGTAGTTAAACCAATTTTATTGTCATCTGTAACAGTTGATGTTGTAGAATTAATCATTTTAAAATGTTTCATCCATTCTTCATTAGTTGGATCACAATATAATACTGCTCTTAAAATACTAACTAATCTTGCTTGAACTTTCTTAGATTTCCATTTTTGAACTCTATTTAGAATGTTACGCATTGGATCAGCAGTTGTAAAATCTTTTACAAAAGTAACAGCTTGCCATTCTTTTGCTCTTCCCCAAACAACACCTTGTTGAATTCCACTATCATTTGGTTGGTCGTCAGGTATATCTGTTGCTCCATCATAGTTTACTTCGTCACCACTAATATCTGTATAGAATGGTAATGAATAATAATTTCCTCCATTTGAGATTAAATTTGCTATAAGGCTGTCTTCAACCATAGCTCCACTTTCTAACAATACTGTAGATGTAGGATCTTTTTCACTCATCCAAGCATTGTTGAAAATATCTTCATCATAGTAAAATGCTAAAGCATTACTAATTGTTTTTGCCATTTTTCTTTCCTCCTATTTTTTATTCGTATAATTCTTTCCATTTTTCAGGATTTTCATCCTTCCAATGTTTTTGCTCTGTCATTGACATTTTTTGTAATTTTTCTTTTGTCATAACATCGCTTTCTTGTGGAACATTTGTCGGATTAGGTTTTACATCAATGTTAGATATTTTTTCTTGCACTTGTTTTGTAGTATTTGCAATAATTGTATCTAATCTTGACTTAAACAAATTAGCTCCATTAATTGAAGAAGTCTCATCTTCTGATACAAAACTATTAATTATGTCATCTTCAATGTCATAACCTGCTAAAATCTCTTTAACCTTAGCCTTGTTATATATTTTCTTTGAATTTGCTAAATTTAGTTCTGTTTCTCTCTTCATTTGTTCGAACTTTTCTTGTTCAGTCATATTTGCTTTTTTAATGTCATCTAATTGTTTTTGTAAGGCTGCATTAGTAGCTTCAACTTGATTTTTGCTTTCAAGTTGTTTACTTAATTTACTAATCTCACTATTTTGCTCGTGATACATATTAAGTAAATCAGTTACTTGCTCCTCACTATAACCTTTTGCCAATAAATCTTCTCTTTTCACTTTCCTTCACTCTCCTCAATACGGTGGTTTACGAACTCCACTAAAACACAAAAGAGTTAATTGATACTACAATAAGTATCATTGAATAGAAATGCTACCAATGTAGTCCTTTATACTTGGACTTCGAGCATATTTAATCATAGTCCCTTACCCTATGAACATTTCTACTCAATGAGGCTTACTCTAGCCTCATCCATTATTTGCCTTGCAAGTCATTTTGTGTGGCTCTTGTAAGGTCATTGTTCTGCTTATTTATTTTATATTCACTTGGAGTTTGATTATCTCCAACTGATTGCGAATTTGTTTTATTTTGTTGGCTTTGTTGCGCTCCAAATAGCTTGTTTTGCATTTCTGTAACTGCATTTGGATCTCCAAATAGATTTACAATGCTATTAGCAATTCCTCTTGGAATATCACAAGCATATAAGTTCATTAGTCCTTGTGTCTTAACAAGTAAATTTTCACTCATTTCTCTTTGGAACTTATTATCTATATCGCAAGCCAATAATTCTTTAATTTCACTTTTATCTGTTCCTCTACATATTTTAAGAATAACTTCAAGAGATTGCATATCGCATACTCCAAACATAGTTGTATCTCCTTCGGAACGAATACCTGCAT